CCTGTCGCTTCAAAACGAGACCCGAGAGTGTAATTGAAGTCGTGAGCGATCCCGCGTCCCGTCATATATAGTTCGCGTTCAAGATTGTTTTCATTTGTGATTAAACTAGATTTGGCGGCGAAAAGATGTCTCCAACTATCAATTTCATTAATCGCCTTGTTTCCAATTTTAAGAACCGCCTTCTTGACAACCTGTCCAACCCCAATGTGGGGCATTGGAAAATCTTCGGTATTGGCTCCAGAAGCGAGTTTTAAACCAAGGAAAATCTTTGAGTGAGAATGTAAAAATCCTTTATTCTGTAAAGTAAAGCGACAAAATCCATCACTGGTCGCCGAACCTTGGTTGAAGACAACCGGTTCAAGGAGATCAGTTTCCAGCTGTTGAACGAAATTAACTGGGATTGAAGTTAGACGAAGAAAATCGGGGGTTAGTTCCCCTTCGCCAAGTAAAGGTTTCGCGGAAGATTGGGCGGAAGTGGTTCCAGCGTCCGGTTCAGTAACATTATCCATTTTTATATAAAATACTAATATAAAAAAATTTAAAAAAAATTATAAAAAAATAAGGTATAGATAATAAATTTATTGAACAACCTGGACGCCGTTTCTATTATAGACAAGTCTCGCTCCCGCCTTGATAAAGATATAGACGCCGATCGGATTATCAGCTGTCAATTGACTATCAATACTTACACCAAATTGTTCCATAGAGAAATCTTCACCGCCGCCAAGACCATATTTCACACCAAGACCCATTATGGATCCACCAAGCGGGATGTTGTTGTAAGAAAATTCATCCGTAATCGAAGTGGCCATATTGTAATCGCGGTTCATATTGGCGGGAGAAATACTGGTCCTTGTCATACCATAATTGGGAAGGACAGCGTCCATTAGACCCTTGATAATCTGGGGATCCGGGAGTTTGGTGTCTTCATTTCCAACTTCTTCAATATTGGTGACATAATCAAAATCGGCGGGATATTTAACACCACCCTTAAGGAATTGGACGCGTTTGATCGCCGCTAGAGCGTTGTCGTCGGTCCCAACTCCCGCTGGGTAAGTTGTCGCCTGTCCATCCTGTGTGAGAGTATTAATATTTGAAACCGGCATAAAAGTCAAAAACGCTGACTGAACTTTAGACAGGGCGAGCGAATATTGGATCTGGGCATTCGTTGAATTAATACTGGTATATAGAGAAGTGATGGTATTGAAATCAAAAGTTCCTTCACTGGCGGGCGGAGTATCACCCGGAGCCATAATTTCACAAGTTAATTTAAGGTTGGATAATTCATAGTGAGCGTCTCCAATTCCGCTCGTGGAACCGGCGAGTTGAAATAGAACATTACTATCGGGTTGGAGTAACATTTCAATCTGAATACCGCCGAAAGCGTCCGGTCTTAAATCTATCATATTCCCAGACTGGACGAAACCACAGGGTAAATGGGCGGAGAAAGTGTTAGTCTGGGGAGCGGCGGTGTTGGCACTTTCCATAACAGATTTCCTGAATGTCGTCGGGTTCGGCTGAATAAGACAAGTCTGGGATAAATGACCAAGTTGATCGCCCTGGGCGGAACTGGTTAATCCAAGATAAGTATTCATAAATTTGGAGTAGTGGCGAATACTTTCACAAATCATTTTGGATCGGGACGAGCGGATCGTTAGAGTATCAATAAGATTGTAAATTCCAAGGCGATTATTCATTGTGACGTGATCACCATTGGTTAAAGGAGTTGGCGTCGCTAGATTATCCTTGAAGGCAGAAAATTCACCAACAATTCTGATGGATCGTGGATCCAACATTCCATTCTGGGCAGAAACAGAAAACGACAGAACGGGAAATCCGTTCTTAAATGAAACTTTACCATCCGCCGGAATATTATCGGGGCGAATTTCAATATAGCGTGAAGGGGAATTCATAGACATATTTTATAATATTTATAATATAAAATATTTAAATAAAAAATAAATAAAAAATGTTTTGTCATTTTTTGACAGACATATAGAAATTAATAGTTTTATATAACAACTTCAACCGAATTTTCTTTGAGAACTAAACGCCTTAAATGGAATACAAATGACTGGAATAATTTCGGTTTTTCTGGAGCGTCAGGAGCGAGATATTTAAGATTTACAGCAAGATCTTTTCCCCTTAAATCCATCACACCATTCTGACCACCCGCCGAGAAACCACGTCCAAAAACGAAATTGTTCTGGAATTCACTGAATGATTTCGGTTGGATCATACTATTATCTAATACTTTTTCAACTTCATAAAGATGATACGCGTCAATCGCCTTCTTTGTCGCGATTTTCTTTGTGGAGATTTCCCTTGATGGGACCCGTTTCCCGTTGATTACAAACTGGATCCCCGAGAGACCATCACAAATTCCCGTGTAAGCCGAGCGGGTAGAAGCGAGACAAGTGTCTTCAGGATTTTTCGTCGCTCCGGATGAATTAGAATAATTGGTTCCCTTGATTACGTAAGTTCCAGAACCCGAAATCTTCTGGGCAGATGTATATACTGAACTATCCTGTGGAATAACCAATAGAGATTTCGCTCGAGAATTCTGAGCAAAAATCTGGAAAGATACTTGGCGATCACTCGCTAAAATACTATGTTTATAATTAGTCAAGGAAGGAATATCAAATTCAATCGCCTTACCTTCACGGACCTTCTGTAACATTCCTTTTTCATAACCGGGATCCAACTGGACTTGACTGACAACTAGATTGACATTTGATACTTGGTATGAAACATCATAAGAAGTTTCATCAGCGACAGATACAGAATAAAGAACATAATCACTGGTGATTGTTTTGGACCCCGCCTTGACGCTGGCGTTCTGGGTAGTTACTTCAATAAGACCAGCTGAAGCGTTCGCCCCAGTTGATAGATTGATCTGGGAAATAGTCAGCGGGACATCGCCGTGGAAAGCCGTTGTGGATCCATTATTATCCGCCTTACAAAACATAATCTTTTCACCAACTACAAATGGGAACCGACTAACGCTCTCCGATCCTTTCAGATTGTTGTCATAACCAACAAAAAATGAAGTTGTTTCAGTTCCCGCCGCCCAATTGTTGGCGTTGGGACTTTCACGACCATTTAGCGAGTGGAAGTGGGGATTTAATGGAGTTCTTACGTCGCGAATTACGCTGTCTAATTGTTTCACAACATCATCCGCTTCAGCGAGATCTATTTCAATATAAAGTCCATTTGTCATACCGACGGGGAAAATAGTTTCAGAATTAGCAAAAATTCCAGTGTGAAGTGGGAGACAAACTTTGGCGTTTAAGAAATCGCTGTCTTTGTAAGTTGTGGTTTGATTTCCGCTAGTTTTCTTGAAATAAGCGTTCGTGATGGTGTTCGCCATACCAGACTTGGAAGTTCCTTGGGTTCCGCGATTTTCAGGAGTATGACAAGCACATCCTTCACGTAACGCTCGGACGCCTTCAACATTTGTATCTTTATCATAATCATATTTCACAGAGACATAAGATGAATAATCCGAAATCTCTTCCAGAAGTTGTCCCCGGGAACCATCCATAATTCTCAGATTTTTGATTATAGTCGAAGAACACTTATCTAACTGGAGACGGGTCGGGGCTTTACCGCTCGGGAGAGAAAGTTGAACATTGAATTCAAGATAAGTTTCCTTTCCATCCATATATTTGGTTGAAGGATCAACGAAGATCTGGACCTTCTGTCCGGGACTATACGATAGACCATTTTCAGAAGGAACAGAGATTTTCGTTTCACCAATTCTAACAGAATTATCAGCTGACCAATAGTTTGACATTATTTATAATAATTCAATATATTATAAATAATAATAAAAAAAAATTAAAAAAGTTCTGTATGTCATTAATTGACAGATTATTCAGTTCGTCCAGTGGTGATTGTTTGTTGTTGTTGTTCTTGAATTTCAGGAGTTTTTTCATCTTTCCCCTGTTGATCCAGATCCGCCGCATTTTTATCATCTTCAACTTTAGATCCAATCATATTGAAAGCGTCTGAAACTAGATCAACCGCTCCACCAACAATCGCCGCCGGCGGGTAAAAGGTCCCGACAACATCAGCGATGGATCCGGCGGCGTTAAGAGCGTTTCCGGTTTTTTCTTCCCAGTTGTCACCCGCCAAATGGAAACCTTTACCCCCTTTAAAATCTTGATACATATCAATCCCAAAATTGGTCGCCCCGCCAAGAGCCCCCGCCGCTTTTCCAAGTTTTGTTACTCCATCTTCAGTTAAACCATCTTCAAGTAAATCTTCCATTGAATTTTGAATTTTTCCCTTGGATCCACCAAGAACAGACGCTTCTTCTTCGATAGAAGATCCACTGGGACTTCCTTCCGCTCTGGTTGTTTCTCCCGCCATATCACGGAGTTGATTTTCACCCATCGCTTGACGTAATGGATCATTTTCTGTCGCTGATTGTCTTAGAGTTGAATTTGTTTCACTTTCGGGATTTGATTGGGTCGCTTGTCCCTTCGCTTGTTTCGCTTTGTAAGCTTGATATTCTTTGATCGCTCCCGGCATTTTTGATCCCGCCCATAAAGTTTTTCCGGTGTCTAACGCTTCTTTGATCGTTTCCGCCGTTTTAGTTTGTTCTTTTATACCTTGAATTTGATTTGTTATTTCATCATTATGTTGTCTGATCCTGTCATTCATATCTCTGACAGATTGACTTCTCATATTACCATTGGCGATCGCTTGACCTGAAGTTCCATAAAGATCCATTTTATTTATATAATTGATTAGATTAAAATATTTAGATAAAAAAAATAATTAATATATTTAAATTTCATCTAAATCTAATTCATCCGCTTCGTCGCTGTCACGTGTCGGATATATTTTTTTTTCAAATCGAATATACGCTTCCGCTGGATTTTCAGATAATTTTAAATATAAAAATGAATAACGATCTTTCATCGCTTCATTATATAATTCCATAAATTTCTTTTCACCACCAACCATATCCCCGTATTCTTCCGCTATTTTTTGAAGTTCTTTTGAGTTCTGTTGTTTGTGGATAATAATATCAGTGGCGTTGTTTCGGATCATACCAGAAACCGCTCGGAAACTTTGAACGGCTATAATATAAAAATCAATGTAGTGACGGAACCGGGTTGAAAAGAAACTGACTTGATTTGATTTTTTAAAATCTTTTGTTAATACATCATCCATAACCAGAGCGTAAGTTGGACGATCTTCTTTCTCAAATTTGGATTGTTCTTGTTTGATTTCATCTATCATCTTATCTTCGTAATGATCTAAACAATCAAAATGTTTTGATAATATTTTTCCTTTATTATCTGTGTGGAGAGTTGTTGAAATGAATTTAACAATGTCAAATTTATCTTTATAAAAATCTGGATTACAAAAGAAATTCACTAATAGATTTGATTTTCCAGATCTTACACTTCCAATAATTAAACATAAACTCGGCATCTGGGGAAGATTAGAATGAATATCATCAAACTTTTCATTTGGGTCTTCGTCTCTAACTTTTAAAACTTTTGGAATTGATTTCTTTTTTTGATCACACTTACAAACCTTATGACCTTTGGGACATTTTTTTGGCTTATCCATTTATATAATAAATATATTATAATTTTATTTTAGATTATTTAATTTTTTTTTATGTCTTTTGATTAACATTTCACAAAGTCTTTTATCATTTTTGGGTTCATACCTTGGATCCCCACCAAGATTATTATGAACATATTCTTTCAACCAATTTCCTTTTCCCTTGTATAATCCAAACAAAAAATCATCACAAAACCAATTATGAATTTGTGGTGGGAAAACCCAACCAAATAAATCATAATGTTTTTTATGAATTAAAAATTGTGTTGGGATATTTTGATTATCACTAAATCCAGATGAATATCCAATATTTTTATTCTTCTTTAGATCTTTGATAAATTTCCCCAACCATTCTTTTCTTGGATCATACATAATATCATCACCGCCAATTTGAATATATTCAATTCCATCATCAATTGATTTTTTTGTTAAAATATTCCAAACCTTACAAGGATTTCCCTTACAATCTTTAACTGGGATCCAATTCAAAGATATATCTTCAAATTTTTCTGGTAATTCTATATTTGAATATAATTCATCATCATCATCATAACCAATATAAACTTGAATATCAAAATCAGAATTCAAAGGTTTGATTGATGGTAATAAAATTGAATTCAAATAAGTTTCTTCAAATGATTTCCAATCCCGATTTTTACTTGTAGAAGGAACACAAAATGAAATTGTTGTTTTTCGATTTGTCTGATCTTCTGTCATTTCTTGACAGAGAAACTTCATTGATTTAGTTTTAAAATATTCTGAAATAGAAATCTTATAATTGTAATTTGTAATCTTCCTTGGAACTTCTGGAAACATAAAATTTAAATGTCTAACAATTTCACTTAATTCTTTCCAAGATTGAAGATGGATTGTTTTACCATTTGGAATATTATATTTATCCCCTTCCCTTTGATAATCATTGAAAAAATAATTTGGATTTAATTCTGGAGTTTTCTTAATGATTAATGTTCCATCATCTTGTTTTTCACATTCAGGGATAAATTCAACATAATCAACATCAAATCCCGCTATGTGAATATCTTCAAATAAATCTATCGCTAGAATTACCGAAGCCGAACCACTACACCAATTTCTGACATACTTGAAAATAGATCTTGGATCAATCATTAATTCTTCAATAAAAACAATTTTATTTTTTGGAAGATTTTCAAATTCTGGATGACTGACAATTGAGTTGGATAATAAATACATTTGACATTTTTCTTGTTTAATAAATTCAATTACTTCATTATTTTGACAAACAACTCTATCAACATTCACATAATAATCAGGAAACTTATTAATTTTATTCCAATATCTAAACGCTAAACAACAACCAATCCAAGGTGATTTGATTGTATCAAAATCAAAATTTTCAAGTGATTTTCCATTTCCCAAAACTAAACAATTCATTTTATATAATATTAGATTATATTTTTAAACTTTAAACTTATAGATAAAATCATCAATCAATAAAAACTATCCCAACGATTTGATCCATCCCGATATTGATAGCCTTGGGGTTTTAATTTCTGAACCAATTCTTGTTTTGATTTTTCAATCGCTTCTTGTTTCTTTTTTTCCGCTTTCCTTTGTTTCCTTAATGTATCATATTTAATAATCGCGTCATATTGAGCATCTTCTAAATCTTTTTTTGAAAATGTAGTAATTCCCCCCATTGGTGTGGGCGGAGAATTCTTTGGTGTTTTTGGAACTTCTTCTTCATCTACTTCTTCTTTTAATTTCTGGACTTTCTTATATTTCTGTTTTTTTAATAATTCTTTTTCTTCTTTTTCTAAAGCTTTCATTTTCTTTTTTTCTTCCGCCTTTTGTTTTCTTACTAACATCGCTTTTTCTCTGGCGATCGCTAGTTTCGCCTTGTGTTCTTCCGACATTGGTTTTCTGGGTTTCTTTTGTTTTACAGGTTTCGATTTCCGCGATTTAGTCTGTTCTTGTAAATAATCAAGACCATCTTCCATCCCTTCATATTTTAAATCTTCTTTAACTTTATCAGGCATAACACCCAAATTTGGTAAATCAAAAATATCTTCTTTTACAGGTTTTGGTTTTTCAACAATTTCAGGAAGACCTTCAGGAATTTCTTCAATTTCTGTAGTCATAGAAGACGCTTCTTCGTCTTCATAACTTTCAAACTCTTCTTCTTCTTCTCCGCCAAGGTGGGCGGGGATCTCTTCCGCTTCATCGCTTCCAAATTCAAATAAAACTCTTGGTGGAACTTTTTCTGACATATTTTATAATAAATTATAGATAATTTTTCTATAAATTATTAAAAAAAACTTAAATTTATTAAAAATACTAGAATAAAAACAAAAATTTAATCTATTTAGATTATTACCTTTTTAAGGTTGATTGATAGATCAATACTTACATCAATTCTTTTGGTTTCTTTCTGAAATAAAGAACAACTATTGATTGACCAGTTAAAATTTCAGCGTATTGTTCATTAGAATAACAGAAGGAAATATTGAAATCTGAAACAGTAATATCATTAGTATTATCTAAATCTATCCAAACGAAATTCTTTGGTTCAAAAAATAAACGACCGGTTGTCTGGGAACTATCAAATCTTGGTAAGTGACCGATAATTTGAGATTTATTTCCTGTCAGAGCATTGACAACTCGCTGATTAAAATTGTCTAACCTTACAAACATCGCTTGACTTGAAACAAGACTTGGAGCAAAATTGGAATGAAATGTAGTTGGACTTACACTATCTGGCGTGTCAATAACCGCTGGATTAAATCCAAGGATTTGTTTGGCGTTGGCTCCAAATGACATTTGATAAATGTCAGATTGTTCTAAAATCATAACATTATTTAATCCGGTGATCCGCCCAGAACCATCAACCCCAACTTGGGTATATAAAACAGCAGTATTTGATATATCCAAAATTGGACGACTTTCAACTTTTTTACACCATTTCCCCGCGGTCCCCAATAGTTCAAGAGTTTCCCACCATCCAGATCTATTTGGTTTTTTTACATCATAATTAACAATTGGTGGAGTTTTTATGTGTGTGAAATTCATTTTTCCTGTTGTGTTTGAAGCGTTACGACCAATCTCTAATACAGGATGAAGACACCAACAAGCTTGATGGATTGGACCATACTGAGCGTCTTTATCCCCCGCCGCTCCGCCAAAATAAGATGTAATAGTTTCCCAGATGTTTTTCCCGCCGGTCGTGTTTTGAATTTCAACTTTTAATTGTTCTCCCGTTCCGGTAAATCGGACTTTGTCATATTTTTCATCGTCAAGGGGTTTTCTAGCCGATAAACCAGAGAAGGATCCATTTGTATTGGACCAATATTCTATTTCATAGCGTCTGATACAATTAAATGTTTCGTCCCACGCTGACTGGAAACAAACTAATTGTCCCGCTTCATTACGACCGACACCAAAATCCATAAAACCGCCATCGGGTAAATTAAGATCAGCGTCTCTGGAATTATCAGAATAAGAAGGTTCATAAAATCCATCTTTGGTTGGATTAGCGATGTAACGTGATAAACCAACAACCCAAGGACATTGGGTTCCCGAAGCATTAACATTGGCGTGGGTTCCAGAAATATTGACCGTCATATTTCCAGTTGAAAGTGACAAAGGATTGTCGGGGAAAATCGCCGAAGCAAGATCGCTGTTATTAGAAAAAGCGGCGTCTCTTGTAAGTCTTTTATGGGTTGGATCATATACAAAAACTCCAGAACCATTTCTTGGAAGATCATTATCAAAATGTTGTTCCGCTGTAGTTAGAGATCCATTAACATTTGAAGCATTTAAATTCTGATCGTATATTAATTTATATCCAAGAAAATCAAGTCCGGAAGCGTTTCTTAAAATTTCTACCGAAGCTTTATCTTGAAGATTTGGATGATAAATACTATTTGACATTACTTCACCAAGGCGATTAGCGAAATCAGAAATAGTAAATTCTTTTACGGAGTTTGAAATTTCACTTCTTTTCAACATAGCGACCCTTAGCGGGGCGTAAGGAACATCATCAATCTGGGGTGACGTGGTTCCATCAAGATTTAATTTCTTTCCGAAATATTGATAGAATACATTATTCTGACGCGACAAAACAACTCTCCCATCAACATTAACTTTCACACTCTGTAAAGCGACTTGGGAGTTCGCCGGAATTTTATAAGTAGAAGACAATTGATTTCTGAAGGACCAAGCCTTATAGATTGAAGATCGGTTTCTTTCGGAAGAACCATCAGAAATTTGATTAGAACATATTACTAAGGACATTTTATATTTATTGTCAATATTTTATTTATTGATAAAAATAAATTAAAATAAATAATAATATAAAATGGCGTATGGTTCAAAGAAAAAGAAAACAAATATGAAACCTTTGAATTCGAAGGTTCCAACATATAAACAAAATCTTCAACACAATGTTGAACAAGCTCAGAAACCAGAAAAGATAAATCCAAATCAAATATTTGAAGGAAAATCCAAAAAAAAGAAAGTGACAGGAAAAAAGAAAAAGTGACAGAATTAATTTTCGCGATTTTTAAACTTTTCAATTGATTTTATTAAAGTGACAGATATTTAATCAAGTCTGTCATAAAAGTGACAGATCTTTAAATATATCTGTCATTATTGGGGTAAATTCAAGTTTTCAGAAAGTATTTATGGATATTAAACAATTTATACTTTTTTTAATCACCTGTCATTTTTTGACAGATTTTAAATATACTTAAGGATAAAATAATTATATATATTATAGTATATATAATGAATAATATTAATAATCAAATCTTTGTTCCAAAATCAATTGATCACGAAAACATCACTGATAGAGAAATTGAAGCGTATTTTTCCCTGAAACCAATTAACGCTTCAAATGAAGATTATCATTTTGATAAACATCTTGATAAACTACTAGAAGATTATCTGAAAATTTCAAGAAAATTCAATACTCCAAATTCAAAATATTCTTACAAGAAAAGATTAAAGAAAATGATCCTTGTTGATAAGCCAGAAAACAACAAAACTTATTCCCATTTCCTGTCTTGGAGATTACGTAAAATCGAATGTTGTAAAAAACAACAACGTGAATTTATGTTAGATAAAACAGATCATATGGAAATCATTAAGAAACTTAAACTTGATTTATTAAATAAAGATAAGATGATTGAAGATTTACAAAAAGAAAATCTTGAATTAAAAAAAGAAAATCAAAATCTTAAAAATATAGAATTTGAAGTTCAAGAAATTATTGACGAGAAACTGGACGACGAAGATGTTTATCTTGGTGGATCTGAAAGTGATAGTGATGATGAGCCATTAGAACCAATTGAAAATGATTTTCAAAGTTATGAAGAAGAAGTTGAATATCAGAAAAATCAAGATAAAGAAATCGTAAAAACAAAAGATGAAGCTGTGATTGATTTTCAAAATAAATGTATTTCTGAAATTGATAATTATTATAATGAATATATCAATCTTAAGAATAATAAAAAAGAAAAAGAATTAATTAATTTACAGAATGAATTTTTTGACAAATTTCAAGAAGAAATCATTGATGAATATCTTGAAGAGTTAGATGATAATTTTGATTTAGATTATGATCCAAATAATCAGAATTGTGAATACAATAAAATACAGGAGAAACCATTAGAGAAATTCAAAAACAAAATTCTTTATTAAATTGTTGTC